CTCAAGAATGTACGTAGACTATCTGCCTTAGATACATACCTATCTAGTTTTGTAGAGGGCATATCTACATACACTAAGCCTGATGGCAAGCTACATGTTAGATTGTTACAGCATCGCACATCTACAGGACGATTCAGTGGTGCAGATCCTAACATGCAGAACATGCCTAGAGGTGGTACGTTTCCTGTGAAGAAGATCTTTGTGTCACGTTGGGAAGGTGGCAAGATACTTGAAGCTGACTTTGCACAGCTAGAGTTTAGAACTGCAGCATATTTGTCACAGGACAAAGTTGCAATGCAGGAGATAAGCGAAGGCTTTGATGTGCATAGTTATACTGCAAAGGTTATTACGGATGCAGGACAGCCTACATCTAGGCAAGAAGCTAAAGCACATACCTTTGCTCCTCTGTATGGAGCTACAGGGTTTGGCAGGTCTGAAGCAGAAGCTATGTATTACGAGCAGTTTGGTGACAAGTATAAGGGTGTGTCTGCATGGCACAAGAAGTTAGGTGATGAAGCTATTAACACAGGACGTGTTAGTATTCCTTCAGGACGTTCCTTCTCTTTTCCTGATGTGGTACGTAAAGGTAATGGTACAGTTACATACTTTACACAGATAAAGAACTATCCTGTGCAAGCGTTTGCTACTGCAGACATTGTGCCACTAATTCTTATTACGATTGATAGTATGCTCATGCCTTTACAGAGTTGTATTGTAAATACTGTGCATGATTCAATAGTGATTGACGTTCACCCTGACGAGGTGGACATGGTATTACAAGTAGTAGAGAGTATAAATAGTAACATGAAATCTATCATTGATACACGTTGGAATATAGACTTTAATGTGCCTTTGAAATTAGATGCAAAAATAGGTGACAACTGGCTTGACACTAAAGATGTATGATGGTATAACTATAACACTTTTTTAAAATAAGGAGAAAATATATGAATGAAATAGTATCTATAAATAATAACTTTGACGAGATGGCGAAAGCTATGGGTCTTTCAACTGTAACTGCATCCACCGATGTAGAGAAGAAGTCTGCTAATCAGTTAGCTAGGCTACGGTTGAACCACACACCTATCATGGGATCGACAGAAATAAATGGTAAGTCAGTAAATGTTGAGCAAGTCCCTAGTGGTTCTTACAAGTTGGATGTGCCTGATGATGCCACCTACTACCAGTCTGATATTGAGATCAGACCTTTTATGCAACGCTTTATGTATAAGAGATTCATCAAGGGTAATGACGATACACCCAACAGATATGTCAAGACTATCATGGCTGATAATCTTAACATTGATCTCAAGGACAACGATGGTGGTCACAACTGTGGTAAACCTGCAGGTTATGTCAAGGATTTTGATGCCTTGCCTGACAAGCAGAAAGATCTAATTAGACAGATCAAGCGTGTGCGTGTAGTGTTTGGTTTGGCTAAGTTTGATCGTGCCATGAGAGTTGAGGGTGATGCAGTTACTGATGCTGATCTAGGTCATGTCCCTTTCATATGGGAGATTGACAACAAGGAAGCTTTCAAGACAGTGGGTACTGTGTTTGATAAGCTTGGCAAGATGAAACGGTATCCTTTAAATCATCTCATGTTTGCTTCATCAGAGGAACGAAAGTTGCCAAATGGTAACAGCTACTATGTTCCTAGCACAAGGCTAGACTTGACCAGTAAGATTGAAACATCTGACAAGGATCAAGAGCTATTCGCCAACCTTCTAGCGTGGGTTACAAACTACAACCAGTACATAATCAACCTTTGGGATGAGAATGTACATACTCACGAGGAAGTGGATGCTGCTGTTGTTGAAAACTTTATTGATATAACCAGTGACAGCGAGAAGGTGCAGTAGCATGAAGCATAGGGCAGAACTACAACTGCACCGATTCTTGGAGAAAGCCACTGACGGTGAAGCCATTATGTCTAGCAAGAATATCAATAAGATATGCAAAGACATAAAGGAAGCCTTACACCGTCAGTTTGGCTCTAAGAATAACAGGAAAGAGTTCAGGATTAGAATGTCTAACATAGGCAAACCTACCTGTCAGCTATGGTTTGAAAAGAACCAACCTGAAAAAGCTTTACCTCTTCCCAATAATTTTGTCATGAACATGATGTTGGGTGATATAGTTGAAGCTGTATTCAAGGGGCTACTCAGACAGGCAGGTATAGCCTTTGAAGATTCTAAGAAAGTCTCAGTTCCTTTAACCATAGATACCTCTATAGAAGGCACGTATGATATAATCATGGATGATGCTGTGGACGATATCAAGTCAGCATCAGACTGGTCATACAGAAATAAGTTTGAGTCCTTTGATACTTTAGCTAAAGAGGATGCGTTTGGATACGTACCACAATTAGCAGGGTATGCACTTGCTCTGAATAAAAAAGCAGGTGGTTGGTGGGTCGTAAATAAATCTAATGGTAGTTTTAAATACGTACCTGCAGAAGGTTTGGACTTGAAAGAAGAGTATGACAAACTATATAATAACGTAGACGTAGTTGAGAGTAACAAGTTTGAGAGGTGTTTTGAACCAGTAGAAGAAACGTTCAGAGGAAAGCCAACAGGTAATAAGATCTTAGGAACTACATGTTCGTTCTGTAGATATAAACATTCTTGTTGGAAAGATTTGCAGGAGCTACCATCTATTATGTCTCAAGCAAAAGAACCGAAGATCGTTTCATATGTAGAAATAGCAAAGGAGAAACTAATATGACAGAGAAAGAACCTACATTAGAAGAAATGGCTGAACAGATATCTATGACACAGAAGAAGTTAGCCGAAATGAAGAAAGCTTATCATGAGAAAAAGTATGCATCATATAATGCTGCTAGAGAAGCTTTTCTTGCAGAGCATAAAGCTCTCTATGGGGAGAAGCTAGAGAGTCCATTTGCTCTTTGGTACAAATGGTAAGTGTACGGTGGTAGAAAATATAATCTAGCACGAACACTAGGCTATCGTAGTGGTCTAGAGGTAGGTCTTTCCACTTTTCTTGACTCTCTTAATATAAAATATATTTATGAGGGTATCAAGATAGAGTGGGAAGACCTAGCCTATAGAACGTACACTCCTGATTTTGTACTACCCAATGGTATTATAATAGAAACGAAAGGATTATTTACACCTGCAGATAGATACAAACATGTGTGTATACAAAAGCAACATCCTAGTTTAGACATACGATTTGTTTTTACTAGCAGTAGACGAAAGATACAGAAAGGATCGAAGACTTCATATGCTATGTGGTGCGACAAGAATAAATTTCTATTTAGTGACAGAATTATTCCCGAAGCATGGTTAAAGGAGAAAGGAAAAAACAACCACCCAGAGTTAATAAAATTTTCTGGTACAAAATTTACAAGGAGTTATACTAATGACAAATGATTTTAAAAATTTACATATGAACATAAACGATCAAGATATAGTTATACGGATGCAACCAAGCCTTGATTCCAATGGCAACTGGACAGGAGATGTGCATTTATCTGTAATAGATTCTCCTGCTAATCCATTGTCCGATGATGATTACAATGAGCTAATGTTCTTTGCTCGTATGTGTCTCGTAGGTATTGATCTGGTTAGAAGTGACATAGATTTTTCCAAGCGTGTATTTAAAATAGTAGAGGATGAGATTTACGAAGAAAAAAGAAAGAGACAAAACTCTGTCCCTGTACCAATTATGTCTAGACATGACAACGTTATTAAGGTAGACTTTAGATCAATGAAGAATAAATTAAATGGGAGTGCATGATATGGCAAAATGGGAAATGAATTGTAAAGATAAAGAGTCAGTTATTAATCCTTTTCATGATAGAGATATGGTAAACAATCCACCACACTACAACAAGTATGGTGTTGAGTGTATTGAAGCCATATCTTCAGCTACAGGTGAGGGATACGAATATTATTTACAGGGGAATATAATAAAGTATCTTTGGAGATACCGATACAAGAATGGTGTGCAGGACTTAGAGAAAGCACAGTGGTATCTGTCTAGGCTGATTGAAGTAAAGAAAAAAGAAGAACCAAAAGTACAGGGTACAAGCTTTGGTATTGAGTTGGGTGATGGTTGTTAAAGTATACCTCACCCTAGATCTTGATCAGGAAGAATACCCTGTACCTGCTGATGGAGATGTAACTAAGGAACTACAACAAGCAATAGAAGAGTATATCTACGATATTGATGGGTTGAAAATAAAACACTGTAAAATAACTATGGAGAACTGACATGAATGATTATCAAAAATTTATTGCAATATCTAGATACGCTAGATGGATTGACGAAGAAAATAGAAGAGAAACGTGGGAAGAGACTGTGCAGAGGTATGTGGATTATATCACTGAGAAAGTCAAGGGACATCTACCTAAACAGCAGATCTTCTCTGCTATAAAGAATCTAGATGTTATGCCATCCATGAGAGCTTTGATGACTGCAGGTCCTGCACTTGAGAGAGATAACACGGCAGGATATAACTGTAGCTATCTGCCTGTTGATGACCCAAAAGCTTTTGATGAAGCTATGTATATATTATTGTGTGGTACAGGTGTAGGGTTCTCTGTTGAAAGACAATACGTATCACAGTTACCAGAGATTCCACAGGGCTTAGATCATGTTGACACTGTAATAAAAGTGCAAGACAGTAAAGAAGGATGGGCAAGAGCCTTACGCAAACTTATAGGACATTTATATATGGGCGAAGTTCCTATGTGGGACATGTCAAATGTAAGACCTGCAGGTGCTAGAC